TGATTGTTTGTTACCTTGTAGACCTTCTAATAGGGCTTCTTTAGTTTCTGCCCAACGGCCATTAAGAATTTCTGACATTAATATTCTCCTTAATTATTAAAGCCCAGCGAGTCTACGTATCTCGACAATGTTTGACTCTGCTTCGCTATGTTGTTGTTTGGAAACTTTATTTCCAGTTACTTCTTTAGCTTCAACTAATTTTTGTTTAGTTTTTTGGGTACTTCCAGATATTACAGCTGGTAAATACTTTTCAAAGCCTTCATTAAGTTTTTCTGTTTTTACACTTTCCAATAATTCACTCATAATTGAACGTTGCTCTGTGTTTAATGGAGCAAGCAATTCGCCCATGATTTCCTTTCTTGTGTACGCTTGTTGTAACGCACGAATTTCTGCTTGTTTGCTTTCTAATAATTGTTCTGCTTGAACAACAGCTTCTGCTGCTTCTTGCATAGCAATATCTTTCATGTCTATGACTTTTAGCAATTTAGCAGTTTCTGATTTTTCGTTTAAGTAGCTCATTTGATATTCTGCAGCAAATGCCTCGAATAACTTACGACCAAAATCTGAGCGACGAGCTGCTTCGATGTCTTCTTTAAGTGATGTAATTTCTGAACGTAATCCTTCATTAACCACTTTTTCAACCATTTGGGCTGCACGTTGAACAAATTGTTCTTTAACTTTTTTAATTTCTTGACGACCTTCACGAAGAAGTTTAACTTTTGTTTCGGTCAATTCTTGTTTGTCTTTGTAAAACTCAGTAATCTCTTGAGCTAAAGCTTCAACAATAAAGTTTTCTAACACACTGAATTTTTCAGCCATTTGTTTTTGATCTTCATGCAATTCTTTGACTTCAGTTGCTAATTGTGTTGTAATAAATTGCTTCATTACTTGAGCACTTTCAGTCATTTTTTTAGCATATTTAACTTTCATTTCTGCTAATTGCTTACGATCATCTGCAAATTCTGTGATTTCACTACTTAATTGATCAGTTATCATACGTTCAACTGCTTCAATCATTGTAGCTTTGTCATGTTCATATTTTTGTGCGAATTCTTCACGTAATTGTTGTGTCACTTGATCGCGATTTTCGGTAATACGAGATTCCCATGCCGCTTCAATTGACTGTTTAACCTCTTCAGAAATTACATTGCCTTCAAATAACGTTTTTAATGCATCCAACATTTTTGATTTCTCCTGTTATTTGAGGTTGCTTATTACATTTAATAAGCTCTCTTTAAGGTATTTTTGTGCCATAGGGTCGCCCTTCACCTCTTGCGCTATGCGAAAGGCATTATAACCACCACGAGTATTCATTAAGTGTTCATAAATTGGTGTAGGATACGCTCCTGGTGCACTTGGTTGAGCTACCATATCTACTGTGATAATCTCAAAATCCGATACTTCATTTCTGCCGTCACCGCTGACGTTTCCAGATCCTCTTGAAGAAACTCCTAATTTAACTCCACTTTCTAGCATCGTTTTAATTAGTTGTCCCATTGGGGTTGGTAAAATTTTTAACTTACCATATCCATTAGGACCGTCCATCCACATATTTACAATCATATGAGATACACGGTCCAAATTTATTTTTAAATCATCAGGATGATCAACTTCTCCAAGAACTGAATAGCCATTTTGTATCTGGTCATTAAGAGTTTTAACAGCCTTGCTAATCTCATTAACAGGATATACACGCTGATTTGCATTACGTATGCCACCTTGTATACAAATACCACTCATATACAAGTTTTTACCTTCTCTGTCATCAGACTCGACTATCATATGAGCTTCATTAAAACTCAAATTTTCTCGAAGATATATCATCGTTTTATCGTCCTTTGATTAAACTTTTATCGTTTACTGATTGTTCACCAGTACCTTTCTTTTCAGCACCATGGCCTTTTGAAACATTACTTAATTTTGGTGCTTTGCTGTTTCCTGGAACATTTACGTTACCAGATTTAAGGTCTTGTGTAGATGGGTTTAATAAACCACCTTTTGTACCTTTTTTATCAGCTTCTGCGCCTTGAACTAAGTTGCTAACAGTACCGCCCATGTCATTGTATTTTGATTTGTTCAAAACACTTTTTTTGTTCGCACCGTCATCACCGTGTTTAGGTAATGCAACTTTATTTACATATTCCATGAAATATGCAAATTCATCCATTTCTTCTTC